AGTAATAATTACCCCCGTTGATATAACGAGGGTAAAAATTACATTAGTATTGAGTTATTACACTCCTTTGAATAATACAAAGTTGTTAGCAGCTTGAGTTACTAAACATCTTTCTGATAGGAAGTTAACTTCCATAGCATCAAGAGTTGAAGTAAATGCACCACCAACAGAACCTGTTAACCATGATTTCATTCTTCTATCATCAGTTTGTGAAGCTCTATATCTTACGTGTAAGAAAGGGCGTCTGATGTTAGTTCCTAAAATTTGATCGTAAACAGTTGTTGTTCCTGCTGGAATTAATACTCCTTCAATAGACTGAGGTCCTACCATTCCACCACGAGTTGAAGCGTCGTTTAAGTATTTCCAATCAGTTTTGTAAAAGTCATAAGAACCTCTTCTGAAACCACTAAAACCTAAGTTTAAAGCCATTTCTTCTGAGTTTTCAAATAATCCAAATGCAGTACCACCATTGAATCCTGCAGAAATTCCTGCAAGCATATCATCAAAGTCAAGAGCCGTAGATCTGTCTAAGAATAACATGTTTTCTTCAATTGCACCTTGTGTATCTAAGTTTCTAAGGATACCATCGAAATCTCCAATACCTGTAGCGGCAGAGAATCCAACTTGTACATTACCTCTATCTTCGATAGCTGCAAATAAACCTTGAGAACCTATAGCGCCTGAAGCACCTAAAGCAACTGCAGAACCTGCTGCTGTAACTTCTGATTCAACACACATCATTTCTAGGTAATCTTCAAATCTTAATCTTGTTTCAGATTCAGATTTTAAATACCAAAGGTATCCTCCAGTTCCATCTTCAGTAGCAACTTCTACCCAGCCGATTTGAGCTGTATCAGATCCATTTACCGTGTACTTGTTTCTGATAATGATAGGGTTATTACTAAATTGCGTGAAAGCAGGTTCAACACTTACGTACTCATTGTTCGCTAGTGTAGAAGCACCACCGTTACTGTTTAAAGTAACTGATCCTTTCGAGTATTCAGAACCATATACGAATATCTTAAGATCTCCTGCTAATCCAGCAGCAGCCCAAGTAGACGTGTAAGGTTCAACTGTTATAGCACCACCTACACCAGGTGTAGAAGCTACTACTAAACATTTTACTTCACCACCAAAGTTATCTAAGATAACTACTGTAGCTCTAGCTGATACAACGTTTGATACAGTTCCTGGCAGTGTTAATACTGTTGGAGGTCCTGCAACTACGTTAGCAGCTGGAATATCATAAGCAATGTGTAATCTGTTTTGTTCTGACCAAATTACTTGGTCACTTGTCATTGGAAGCTCTGCTCCAACCATTCTTAAGAATCCAGATAAGGTTCTGTTACCATATCTTTCAACTTCAGCTTCGTAGATTTCTGGTAAATACTGCTGTGCAAAATCTGCAAAGTTAGCAGCTCCAGCATCTGTCCACTGTAAATAGTTAGATTGTAAAAGCTCTTGTTGTTGACTTGGTATTATACTACCAAATTGTGGGTTTAAAGCCATTTTTTCTAAATTTTAATTGTTAAATGTTCGTTTTTTTATTTTCAATTTTGACGAATCAGATCCACTAATAGACTTTACCTTCATTCCACCCACAAAAACATCTCCTCCGGCAACCTGCCTAGGTGTGTCTGTAGCTGGATTTTTCGATTGTTTAACGATAGCTTTAACACCATCAGCTTTACCTTGCTCATAAAAATGAGAAGCTAGCTTGTCCGCATTCATCGCAGCATATAAAGCTTTGTGATAACCCGCGGCATCAGAAATATTTCCTTCTTTATCAATAAATTTATTAACAAAGTTTTCAATATTACTCTGAGTCTCGGCAACACGCGCAGGATCTTTTAATTTGTATCTAAAATTTTTGTCTCCGACAGAGTAATCAAAACCTTTGAATTCTGATCCGAACAAATCATTAGTACGTTGTTTAAAAAGCTCTTGCGATTGCTTTATAGTTTCTTGCTGTTTATTATAACGATTAAAAAAATCTGTAGCTTTAGCTTGTTCTGGGTTAGCGCCAGGTCTGTTTTTTATCTCTGCATAATATTGATCTTTCATTTTAGTAAGATCATTTTTTGCTTGAGCAACAGCTTCTTTGTAAGCTAGTTTTTTTCTTCGTATATCTTTTGCCTCATCTAAATCTTCATCAAACTGATAGTCTTCTAATAATAGACCTATGTCATCGTTATCTAAATGTGGTTTTGTTTTTTTGTAAAACTCTTTTAATACTTGATTATCATCTAAAGAGCTATAGTCTTTGTTTAATTCAACGTAATCAGATACAGTACCTCCAGTTTCGTCCATAAACTTTACAAGTTTTTCTACGTTTTCTGGTAGTTTAGGAGTTTCAATTAAAGGAGTTTTTTCTTGTATAGGAGTTTCTTTTACCTTTTCTGTAATTTCTTCAATTACTTGTATAGGTGTTTCTTCTTTTACTTCTTCTTTAATTTCAACAACTGGTTTTTCTTCTACAACTTTTTCTGGTTCTTTAGTTAAATCCATTTTAGCAACAGCGGGTTGTATTTCACCTTGTGCTTCTGGTTTAGATAAATCAATTTTTGCTATTTCTTTTTCAGAAACTGCTAATTGTTTTGGTTTTTTACTTTTAGGTTTTGACTTTATTTTAAAGTCACCTTCCTGCTTAACAGGTTCTTTTGCTTCTTCAGCCATAATATAATATAATTAAATAATTAATAATTAAGCAACTGGAAATTGATCTTCCATTTGCCCTTGTTGTTCAAAATTAGTAGGTAATAAATCATTTTTTCTTTGATCTATCATAGCACTTTGTTGTGTTCCTGCTATTCTTGTTCTTTTGTCTTTACGATCTTCTATTTCTTTTTCACGACCGGTTTCTGCTTGCATTTTTATTTGCTCTAATTGTACTTGGTAGTTAAATTCTTCAGACATTAACTCTCTTTTTATTTGAGCTTCTGCTTGCATGCGTTGTATTTCAAACTGAGATTTCGCTTGTTCAAAGTTTACTTTTTCAGAAGTTAAAGCTTGTTGCTTTTGAACTTCTTGCTCTGCCGCAGCTTGACTAGCTTGAGTTTGAGCTTGTGCTTGTTGCTGAGAAGCTTCTGCTTGCATTTGCCTAGCATATTGTTGCTTCTGCTTACGTTTCATTTTAAGCATTTGGTTGGCTAATTTTAAATTACGTATTTGACGTATTTCAATAGCGTCTTCTAAATCAATTCCTCCAGAACTTAAAGCAACTTGTATGTTTTGTTCTAACATTGCTTTTTCTTCTTCGTCTGGTTCAAGATCTAAAAATATACCAAAATCATGTAGATTTATTTGCTCTAATCCTTTTAAAGTTTCTGTGTTAAATGTTGAAATACTATTTTTTAATACATTAGCTGTTAAAGGATAATCTAACATATCATTTATTTTTTTAGATATATTTTCACATATTCTTAAAGTTAAATACAAGCTAGCATTGTTTATATGCTTAGTTGCTATATTAGAAGCTTGTGCTGCAAGTTTTTGTAAACCTACTAATGTGCTTTTGTCTGGTGTGCTACCATCTCTAGCTTCGTTAAGCCCGGTAACATCTCTTATCATTTGTAAATAATAATTATAAGTAGATATTAAACTTTGTATTTTAGCTTGACCAGAACCAGTAGATAATTCTTGAACAGGTATCTTACCTCTATTAGGATCACCATCTTGAGTTAAAGATCTACCTACAACAGAACCTGTTTGAAAATACATGTTTAAAGCTTCTTGAGGATTATAATTAGTTCCGTTTCCTAAATCAACTTCAGCTAAACCATCCATGTCTAAAAATACGCCATCTGGAACCATTCTTGCAATAACTTGTTGTAGCTTTAAATGAGTTAATTGAATCATATCTGCAAAACCAGTTATTCTACCTACAGTTGAATCAATACGTCCTTTGTATATTCTAGGCGCGCATATAGCGTAATTCATTTCTACTTTAGTTGTATCAGCAAAAGGTCTAGTCATGTTAGGACACATTTCCCATTTCAATAATATGTTAGCACCTAAAACTTTAACTCCTCTATATAAAACTTCTATAGTTCTACCTACTCTTTCAAAATTATCATTTTCAGGTGGATTAAAAGTATCAGTTTTTTCAATTGCTTTTAGTAGACCACTTTCAGTTTCTTTTATTTTAAATACTTGATGACTATAAGTTTTATATTCAAAATATAATAAAGGAATACTATTTGAATCCCAAGCTTGATTTCCAAAACCATATTTACTTTCTTGGTTTCCTTGGTTTTGTTGTATTCTTTCTAATACTTCATCAGTTAAATTTGGAAATTGCTTAGCTATTTCTGGTAATGTTTGAGGCTTTAATTCACCTACGTAATATATATCTTCAAAATTAGGATCTTCTGTATAAGAGTA